AACCAACACCTAAGAAAGATGAGGAATAAACCAAATGGCAGTATATCTAAGCAATGGAGTGGTTCTTACTGTTAATGCGGTAGACCTTTCAACTCTAGTTTCATCTGTAACACTAAATCGTTCATTTGACGAGCTTGAAGTTACAGCGATGGGCGACTCAGGACACAAGTTTATCAAGGGTCTAGAGGCATCATCAATTACAATCGACTTCTTCAATGACGAGGCAACTTCTAAGACATTGCAGACACTTAACTCTACTTTGGGAACAAACACCACAGTCACAGTCAAGCAGACATCAGCCGCTACATCACCGACTAACCCACTTTACACAATGACTTGCCTAGTCAACAACATCACACCGATCAATGGTGCAGTTGGCGACATCTCAACTCAGTCAGTAACTTGGAACGTATCAGGTACAGTTGTAGTAACAACCGCGTAATCTAAACAAAGGGGCAAAAGAATGGCAAAGCTAAAGGTAACACGGGCAGATGGTTCAGTAACAGAGTTTGAGATAACTCCAGTAATTGAATATGCCTTCGAGCAGTATGCCAAGAAAGGTTTTCACAAAGCCTTGATAGAGGATCAGAAGCAATCTGATATCTATTGGATTTGCTGGGAATCAATCCGTCGCTCAGGGGAAACAGTTAAGCCGTTTGGCGAAGGTTTCCTAGAAACAATCAAAGGAGTCGAGGTTCTTGAATCTGACCCTTTAGGCTAGACCGTAACTCCGTTACTTATACCGCCGCAAGGTTGTCGTATGAGTACGGGGTTACGTTTGAGTCAATAGTCAATTTAAGCCCTATGGCTTTTAAGGCACACATAGCAGTTTTACAGGATTTAGCAAAGGAGCGCGACAATGCCAGCAAGCGTTCAGGGCGCTCTTGAATTCCGTAAGGCACTAAAGAAGTTTGAACCAGAATTAGCTAAGGAAACCCAACGAGAAATGGCTGGGTTACTTAAAGGCATAGTTAAAAAAGCTAGAGGCTTCGTTCCTAGCGAAGCTCCCTTATCTGGTTGGGCTAACAATGTAGGCATCTGGAGTGGTGATCGTACCTATAACGCTGGCAACATTAAGCGAGGCATAGGTTATTCAACCACGCCATCTAAGCCTAACAAGCGTGGCTTTAGAACCTTAGCAGCCGTATTTAACAAGAGCGCCGCGGGTGCTATCTATGAAACCGCAGGGCGTAAGAACCCACAAGGCTTACCACCAGCAAAGAGAACCGTTGCCTATCGTGGTGGCGAAGTCGTTCCAGCTTGGCAGTCTGGTCGAGATGTTAATACTTCCGCAAACCCTAATGCTGGTAAGCAGTTTATTGGCGCGATGGGTGAGATGTACGTTGCCAAGCGCCAAGCTGGTCAAGGCGGGCGCGTAGGTCGCAAGATGAATGGTCGCTTAATCTTTAGAGCTTGGGGCGAAGATCAGGGGCGCACCAACGCAGCAATTATTAAAGCTATAGAAAAATCTATGGGCAAAGCCTTAATGGTAACTAAAGGCAACAACATTAACTTTAGGGGTCGATAATGGCATTTGATACAAATCTAGCCGTCAGAATTGCTACAGTCCTAGATAATACAGGACTTAAAAATGCCGACAAGGGAATGAAAAGCCTTGAAAAAAGAGCTAAGAGCCTTGGCAGGACTTTAGGCATAACTTTATCGACTGCTGCGGTTGTAGCTTACGGCAGGGCATCGGTCAAAGCCTTTATGCAAGATGAAGCAGCCGCAACTCGCCTAGCCTCAGCAGTAAAGAATCTCGGTCTAGCCTTTGAGCAACCTGCTATAGATAGTTATATACAAAAGCTAGAGTCCAGCTCAGCCGTCGCCGATGACTCCCTTCGTCCTGCTCTACAATCTTTGCTGACCACCACACGATCACTCAGCGAGTCACAAAAGATTCTGGGGCTTGCTTTAGATGTGTCCCGAGGAACAGGTCGCGATTTAACACAAGTAACTCAAGATTTAGCACAGGCTTATGTTGGCAATACTAGAGGACTTCGTAAGTACAACTTAGGGCTTACACAAGCTGAGCTTAAAACAATGAGCTTTGCAGAAGTACAAGCTAGATTAACTAAACAATTTTCTGGCGCTAATGCTGCATTCTTAGATACTTATGCTGGCAAATTGCAGGTGCTAACGGTAGCGGCAGGCAACGCTCAGGAAACTATTGGAAAAGGTTTGGTAGATGCTTTAGCTTTGGCAGGTGGCAAAGATACCGACATTCAAGATGTTGCTGACGCTATGCAGAATTTATCTATTTTTACTGCTGACGTTATTCGTGGGCTTGGAGTACTGGCAGGAAAGATAACAGACATTTTCCCAGAAGGCGGTATTCTCAGAGAGATTTTAGATGGCTTGACTCGTACGTCAGGTCTTAGAATTTTAGCTGATTTAGGAGCAGATTCACGTCCTAGAACCAGAGCGAATCGTAATGTTACTGGTCGCAGTAATGTTACTTTATTCGATGCAGATGCAGCAAAGCAAAAGAAATTAGATGCTGATCGCGCTAAGTTAAATGCTGCATCAGCTAAGGCGCAAAAGGCTCTGACTGCCGAGCAGAAGAAGCAAGCCGCATTAAAGAAGGCTGGGTCTATTTTTGACTTAGAACAGATTCAACTTATTGCTGCCCTAAAAGGACAGTTATCCGATGAGGATCGTAAGAGAGTTGAATTGCAATTTGCACTTCTTACCAATAATACAAAGGAAGCTCAGCTTCTTACTTACGAGATTGCCAAGGCTCAGGGATTGGGCGAGAAGTTAGCTAAGGACTTAGCAAGCCTTCCGTCAGCTTCTAACCCCTTTGCAGCGTGGGATGGGTATCTAGATGGGCTCTTGGCTAAGGCTCGCTCAGTAGCTAGCTTAGGCATGGGTGGTGGTGGCGGCGGCGGTGGCTCTAGCGATACTGGAGTTATTAACATCCCGACAACTAACGCAGCCAAAGTTGAGAGTCCTTTGCGCGGTTTAGATACAGGAGCGATAGCTCAGCTTCTCCAAGGCGGGCGTAGAGTCACAGACCGCGACACAGGCGATCAGTTCATTATTCAAATTGACGGCAAAGCTATTGCCTCAGCCGTACAAAACCAATCACTCTCTGGCAATGATCCATTATCGAATAGGTTACTTGGCGGGTTCAAATGACCCTGCCCGCCAATATAGCGGTTTCTTTCGACTTCTCTAATTCTGCGACCTTTGGTTTTCCATTCACAATTGGCGATGAGAAATACGGAATTATTGGTGTATCTCAGTTAGCTAGTTCAACAGTTCCACTACCTATTGTCGACCTTACTCCTAACGTCCGTAACATTACTATTAACCGTGGGCGTAATATCCTTAGCGATCAATACATAGCCGGCGATGCAGTTGTACGAGTTATTGACCCAGATGGCGCATGGAATCCGCAGAATGTAAATAGCCCGTATTATCCTTATCTAGTTCCTTTGCGCAAGCTACGAGTATCAGCTACAACTGCTACAAAAGAAGCCTTTCTTTTTTCAGGCTACACAACAGAGTACCGTTACTCTTTCCCGCAAGGTCAGGAAGTGGGCTACGTCGACATATATGTTTCCGATGCCTTCAAACTATTTAACTTGGCTCAGGTCGAAACAGTTGCAGACTCGGGAGCAGGTCAAAGCACAGGTACTCGCATAGGCAAGATACTAGATCAGATTGATTTCCCAACGAATATGAGAACCATAGCTGCGGGGCAAAGCTCATGCCAAGCCGACCCAGCTAACTTGCGTACATCTCTAGGCGCATTAAAGAATGTAGAGTTCTCAGAGCAAGGAGCTTTCTATATTGACGGCTCTGGTACTGCCGTGTTTAAATCCCGTAATCAAGTCGTATCTTCTATCTCTGGGACTCCTATCGAGTTTAACCAGACCACAGGGATTCCTTACAAGAATCTCGTATATGCCTTTGACGATAAGCTAATTATTAACCAAGCCAATATCAGCCGTGTAGGCGGTACGGCTCAGTTTGCTCAGAACGCAGAATCAGTAGAGCGCTATTTCCCTCACCAGTATTCTGTTCAGGATTTAGTAGTAGATACAGATGCAAGCGCCTTAAACATAGCCCGTACCTACGTCGCCACAAGAAGCGCAACCGTAATCAGAATCGATGCCATGACGGTTGATCTACTAGACCCAGACGTGCCAACAGACACAATGATTGCTCTGGACTATTTCCAGAATCTAAGAATTACTAACGTAGGCGAGGGCGGCTCTACTATCGTCAAGACCCTACAAGTACAGGGATTATCTTGGCGGATTAGCCCTAATGCTATGGATGTAACCGTTACAACACTCGAACCCATTACTGACGGATACGTCATCGGCAGCTCGGAACGCGGTATAATTGGTATATCTGCGATGACTTACTAGGAGAAATAAACAATGGCAACTGGCTTCCCATCAGCAACAGGTGATATTCTTACCGCGGCTATGTATAACGGTTTAGTCACCTTTGATGTTCAGGCAGACATTACCAATGATTACACCGCGGTAATAGGCGACTCATATCAGGTACTTGATAGCATGAACAAAGCTACTGCTATTGCGTACAAGATTCCTACAAATGCCAGCGTAGCCTTTCCAATTGGAACAGTCCTTAATATCCTTAATAAAGGCGCAGGAGTCTGCACAATCAGCGCGACTACATCTGGCACTACTACAATCCTTTCAGCTGGTGCAGTAGCAGCAGCACCTACCCTTAGCCAATACAAGATGGCTGCCTGTATCAAGGTTGCAACTGATACATGGTATGTGGTGGGCGCGATTGCTTAATAACACAATCGGGGTATTTGGGATTCCTGTACCCGCAGACCCTTTAAGCGGTGGCACACTTTATACATCTGGTGGTTTTCGCTATCGAGTTTTTACCGCCAATGGGACTTTAAGCGTTGCAGCCACAACATCATGTGATGTGCTTATGATTTCAGGTGGTGGTTCTGGAGCAGGCAGTTTTTATGGCGGTGGTGGCGGAGCTGGTGGAGTTCTTAATTACGCATCACAAAGTCTTACAAGTGGATCGTACTCAATTGTAATTGGCGCAGGCGGAGCTGGTTTAACT